GCTTTAGTTTATCGTATAACTTTTCTTTAATATAGTAACCAATCGCAGTCTTTGACAGCTTGAGAATACTCTCACCATACTTGCTTATCAGCTTATCGGAAAGGCCGCTTGATTTGATTATAATCGAATCCGTTACATCAACCGTTATCCTATCATAAAACCCGGTACCTGTAATTATAAGGTTTGGCGTTCCCCTCTTACGTGGGGCAAAGATACTCTCCCCCCGCTGTGAAAGAGAATCTTTCCATTTTGAATATCTCTCTGCCGTCTGTCGGGACTTAAAATACGGATCTTCAAAGTATGTCGGCCGCAGCTCTTTCTCATCGCCATCTAATCCGGCATAAAGCTGGTCTTTGACTAACTCACGAAGGTCATCCGTATCATTCCTCATTATCTCGCTCACCTCCGTCAGAAGGTTGAACGTCTTCAACTTGCTTAGGTATTCGCTTATATTCATTACGTGCCTCCCATACTTCTTCCCGCTGCTCCTCTGTCAAATGTGCGAAGTCCCGCCAAAACTTCGTCTTTGTAACACGTTTAAGGTAAGTGAGAGAAAAGCTCCCCCACTTACCTACTTTTAAACTATGCATTTGGTACAGTAACTTTCAAGACGTTACTTTCGTAACCTCCCGTTGTCTTCGAACCAATCGGATTGGTGAGTTCTATCAAATCAGCAGGGGCGGCAAGGCTGACAAGATAAGTAGCACCGGCAGACAGAGTGGCAGCAATAGAGGCGGTGCTTCCAGATACCGTTACACCCGAAGGGGTTATAGCAGCACCATCGGCTTGAGCTTTTACAACCCAAGCGCCGACCGCGGCCAACTCGGAAGCATAAAGAGCCACGAAGTCCACAAAGTTAGCGGGAAGAATACCAGTAACATCAATCTTCGTGGTAATAGCTGTACCCGAAAGAACAACATCGTGAATGCCGTGCAGGTAATCACCCAAAACGTAATCCGAAGAGAACGGGTAAACGAACAACTTGGCATCGTTCATTATAGCGTCTTCTTCGTCAAGGATGATACTCAGGTTTTGTGTCATCACGGTATCATCAACGGCAGGCATAGTCTGGTTTACGATAATCTGCCCGGGCATACCTTTGAATCCTGTTGAATACTTTCTTGCGAACAACTTACCATTGCCATCAATGAAGGCAAACGACAGCCCTTTGTTGTTGTTAAATTTAAACAACTGCTGGAACAAGTGCAGCCCATTATTGTCAATCCGCATCTGGAAGTTGTGCTTTCCGAATATCACACCCATAAGGTTACCATAACCCGCCGTGTCCTGCGTGGGTTCTGCGGTATTATTGGTCATCATCACCACCCTGTCCATAAGGGGATACAACCGCCCCGACTTATCGGCAACAGTGGCAGCCTGAAGGGCGGCAATCAAATCGGCATCCGAAGCAATATCGTCTGCGTCAAAGGCCAGCGAGCGGGGCATAATAAGAATGGATTTTATCCTTTCTATATCTATGCCGCAATTCTCCCAGCCTGTGTTTCCGCTTTTAACGGAACATAAATCTGCATTACTAATCATAACATTTTTTGTATAATCTGATTTTTAAATTGTTTATTTCTATCGCATCCACATAATCGGAAAACTTATTTGCCTCACCACCGTACAACCCTTGCCGACCATAAAAATAATGGTCTTTCCTCGAACCCTGACTAATCAGCGAAAACTCCCTGCTCACCTTACACCCGTCAATAAAAAGGTCATACAGTAAGTTAAGAACAGGGCGGAAGCTGTACTCATCTCTTTGCGTTGTCTTCCAGTTCGGCTTAGAGAGTGTGGCAATAACGATCTCCCCAAATTCAACAATATCATCCTTTCTATCGATCCGCATAGAGTTGACATAAAGGAATGGATAACGTTTCTGCGCCTGACCCTGAGAGACGGAACATAGCTCGTCTATCCATTCCTGAGGGGTGGAATATTTATACTTCAGCGTGAAAGTGTTCTGCTCGAAAGGAAGGCTAAGGTTCTTATCGCCATCGGTGGATAAGAGTTTATACTCATCCGAAGCAAGGCAGAAAAGCTGCTTATACTTTCTCTCTGCATATTGAACAGGTTCTTTAACGCGGTCTTGTATCATAATCCTATTATCGCAAAAGGTGAATCCTTATAAGGGAAGAACAAATAATCAGGAAGCAATAGATCGGTTTCTAAGTCGCTACGGTGATCATAAAGATAATCCAATACACCATCGTAACGCTCTAAGAAAAGAATCATATCGTTCCATACCTCTGTCAGTCGCCTCCGATTGTCGATACCTTGATTCTCGACTTTATTATACGCAACCCCCACGCCCGTGTTGGGAGTGGTGAGCTGCGGATAATATTTAAAAAACACATAATTCGCTATCGGGGATATCTTCAAATCAGAATCTACAAGCCTCACGATAAGGTCATCCCATTTGCCGTCTTCATTCTTTAAGAAATCAGCATAAAGATCACCAACCAATAAGCGCATAAACTCAGCCTGATAGATTTCTATCGCCCTGTTCAGAGCGGTGAGGTTCGACGTGTCAGTAACACCCCCCACCTCTGTCGTCTGGTTAGGAACATCTAATATCCCAACGAAGTATGTATTGTCGATCATTTTAAGAATTGGAATTTTGTGGTCACACCACATTTACCATCGGCAACGGTAGCTTTTACATTATAATACCTATACGCCTGCTTTGTGACTTCCTGTGAAAAAACAAAACTTGTGTCGGCAGTCCCAGTCCAAGTAACGGAGTCGATATTAGTATAACTCTGATGATCGAAGTCCTTACCTTGTAAGAGGAATGTAACACTCGGGGCAGATATACTGTCACAAATAACGGCAATATTGTAATACAACATCTCGGCTTTGTTGACAAATATTTCAAAGTTCTCAACATCGGCACTATCCAAAGAAGCACTTAAAGAAGCTCCATAGGCATTGCCCAAACTCTTCTGCGCACTCATAGCAAAGCTAACAGCGCAAATTACTAAGAATACTATTAACTTTTTCATTATTCACCTCCAGCTAAAACAGATTCAGTAATGTCAGCAAGAGCGGTGGCAATAGAAGCAACCTTTACAAAGGCTTTCTTGTCCACATCATTTACCCTGAGGTTTTCTCTCAAGTAGGCGATAATGGTCGTAAGACCAGTCTTTTTGTCGTCTTCAATCTGAGCAATCTCTATTACAAGGTCATCCCAAATGTAGAGAGTGGCACGGTTGAAGTCACCAACTAAGAGAGTATCGGAAGGTGCAAGAGCATTTTCTACGGCCTGCATATTCCCAATAGTAGGATTAGCACCCAAAGCCCAAGATTCAAACAGATACCTGTTATTAGCATCTTTTCTGGAGCGGATATACTTCTGTACATCGGCAGGATTGGCCACCCAGTAGTTTGGCAGCGCACCACCCAACATATCAACGGCTATCTGAACTCCTGCCTGATTGATGAGGTCTACCAACTGAGCATCCTTAACGCTTACTCCTGTGGTAACAAAATCTGTTGCGTAGGTATTGATACCTGCGATTTCATTACCTGTGCCACGACCTGAAAGCAGCTGTGAGTTTTCTTTGATCTTCATATTCTTGTTAATCAAAGCGGTGATCTCGCCCCTTACAAAGGCGATATCTTTCAATGAATCAACAGAAATCTTGCACCAGTCCATAATCCTGCGGCTGTTCAGCGTTTTCTCTACCCAGGTCAGGTTGGATTCGGTGGGTGCTGTTCTTACCTCGGCAACATTACCAGCGTTGTTCGTTACGGCCAATTGTTCGTACCATTTGACATCACCGTGAGTTCCACCCGATAAGAAGACTTTAGGAAACAAATCCCGCATATAGGGCATACCCCTTTGAATCTGACCAACATTCTGATCACGGAAAGCGTTAGTATCACTACCAACATTCGAAGATTGAACGGTCTTAAGAGAGGTGTTGATGCTGATCATACCGGCTCCGCCAGCTTTAATCATTGCGTCAAACTCACCCGATTTCTCTTTCAGCAAGTCCTCAAAAGATTTGCTCTTTCCTGCGCTCTGGTTTTTCATTGCGCTAAGGGTCTCCCCTTGTTTCTTTACTGCCTCGGAAAGGTCTTTGATGCCTTTCTCTACTGCGTCGCCAAATTTGCCCTCAATCTCACTGCGGAAATTCTTAAACGCAGTATCAAGGGACTTCTCGTCAATGAAGTTAGGAAGGCTCTTTTTAAAGCTATCCAACTGTTCACTGATAACGTTTTTTAATTCGTCTTTGTCCATAGTTGTTTTAATTGATTACTAAAAATTGTTTGAAATTCGCTTTTGTCGATAGTGCTTTTGCGGCTATCCTCCTGAGTGGTTTTACCCGGCTCGATTATTCCTGTAAGATCATTGCTACCCCAAAGTACGGCAGAGAGTTCAAAGAGTTTAAACTCTGAAACGTAAAAGAAAAACCCGTATCTGTCGGCAACATCTTTATTTATTATCTCATCATAGTGCGCTTGCCACGTCTTATAACCCTGTGCATTCGTCGGATCATCAACGGCAAGGTCAATCTTTACATACTGAAGACCGATAGAGTGCTGCTTGACGAAACCCTTTTTATACAATCCAAACGTCTTAGCATCCAGCTCCTCGTCAGGCTCTCCTACAATAGTCAGCACGTCAGCCATACCCTCTGCGTCATACCCCAACGAAGACAATGGAAACTGCTTATAGTATGCATCCTTTAACCTACCTATGATGCTGTCCGTTGTTAGTGCGTGGTTCTTTAGGAAATAGATCGTTCCACGTTTCAGGTTTTCATTGATAGACTTCGTGGCAGCACCGGGTGCAAGCGCATCCATCTGGTCGTCAATATACATACAAGTATTGGCGGCTATCTCATACGCCCCCTCTTCGCCTGCGGCTTTGTCTGCCCCCTCGCTCTTTATTAGCATCGGGTTAGAAACAACACAATCGGCTGTTTTTATGGATGCTTTCTTTAGCGTTATCAACGCCTTAGAGTTCTTCTTTAGGTATTCAAACCTGTCTTCTCTGCTTAATTCGAGTATGTTCATTTCTTTACCATTTTTCCCTTGAGGGATTCTTTTATCTTTATGGCCTCGGCCAATTTTTCCTTATCCATTTTAATTTGTATAATCGATTAATAACTTCTTCGCCTCATCAAGGCCCATAAGGTTGGCACTTACAGCATCATTTAACGCTTTTACCATAGCACCTAACGCGTCGGCTTTGTCTTTCTCTGACTTCTGCATACATTCCAACATCGAATAATCGAAGTAAAACTTATATCCTTTCGTTGAGGTGTTGAAAAGTCCGTCTAACATCTCGCTTATAACTTGCGATTCAGGGATGATCGTGTCTTCGTATAACTCTTTCTTCGCCTCTCCGTAGGTTGAGTACTTAGCCGTGTCGGGCATCGAGAGCAGAGGCACAGGAACACCAAAAGCTGAGGCAATAGCTCTATGATCGGCATTCTCACCATCGAACAATCCCAACTGATGAACAGACCGACCTATGTTTACCGCATCCATCGGAACACGGGCAATCATCGTATGCCACTGCTCCCCTAACGTTCCATATCTTGCGTACTCATCCTGTAAGGCTTTCTTCTCTGCGGGGGTCATAACGGACATTATGGCCGCTGTATCGCCATTCTTTGGGCTTATAATAACCTCAGCCCCCCTGCGCACAATGATAGTGTTCCTTGATTCCAAAGAGGCAACAATATTCTTGATCGGGTATTCTAAAGCGTCTAACCGTGACTTTGGTTGGTAGGCATTCATTGT